TATTATTAGAATAAGTAACATCAAATATACCAGCACAGTAACTATTGTTACTATATTGATATACATTACGTCCAGTTAATCCTTTTATATGCACATTACTACACGCTAAAATTCTCACGCCATAATGAAATTCTGTAGGTATTGGTTTTGTTGCAAAATCTATTACTGGTTTTTCACCAGGATAAGCAAAAAAACAAGTGGGATTATTTCTTGTTCCGTGCTTTTCGTTCATAATTACAGTAACATTAGATTGATATACACCACCTCTTATATAACATGTATCACCGTCTGGGGTGTTCGTGAAGGCGTGTTGCCATGTTCGCCAAGGTTGAAAAAACGTGCCAGGATTAGAGTCATTGCCGGTTGTTGATACATAATAAGCTGTAGGAGAAATTGGTGATTCGTGTATTACTGCACCAACTTGCCAAACGTTAGATTGCGATGTTAGCGATGGAGCATTACCTACTGTCAAACTATAATTTGTAGAAAAACCAACATTGTAACCTTCAACAACAGTTCCATAATCAAGTCTATTGATAGGAACAAAACTTGTTTTATCAATAAAATTAGGATTAATTATTATTGAATGTTGGTCAAAACCCATTGCCCTCCATTCTGACCAAGAAACATTTGAATTTTTATATGAAAATAATGGTTCGTTGTTAGTTCTATTGGGATACCAATAAATATTATAATCACATTCAAGACCAACTGTATCCTCCTCATTAACTATATAAATAGCATGATATACATCGTGTCCTTCATAAACAAATACATTATTTTTGATAGTTACATTTTTGGTTGGAGGATAAGGTTGTGAAATACCGCCAGTATTACTATTACAAAGTGTTATAGAAGCTCCCCATGTCTCAATATCAGAATAAAATGTATTATTAACAATTTTAGTTCCATCATAACCCTTCTCATTTATAGGCATTACAATATTTTTGAAAATATTGTAATATATTCCACCAGAAGTACTTTCCATTGAAGTATGATTTGGATAACCACCTTCGTGAACTACACCGTAAATTTGTGTTTCTATATAATTATGATGTATATCATAATTTATATTATAACCACATAGTACTCCATGTAAATTTGCTGAAGTATAGCTCGAAACACTTCCTACACTGAATTTATTACCATAGATTTGAGCTCCAGGCAAATTAGTTGATGTACCTGATATATAATTGTCATCCCCACACTGAAACAAATAACCATTGTCATTGTCAGTATATAATCTGTTATATCTAAATATCAAAGATGTTAATGATGATCTTGGAACACTATAACCCCCATGAGCAGTAGTTGTTGAATCCACCCCTTCAATAGTAAGATTTATTTGCCCGCTTAATTGGGTAAATATAAACATCATTGCTATTACAAATATCTTTCTCATTGTAAATACTTTCCTGTTAAATACGTCTTTATTGCTGCTTTTGTGGTTGCGTTATCAACTTGATTACGACAAATAACTGCCTTTATCGCTACATTACACCACCTTTGAAAGTTAATAGAGTTTCCACCATGTTCTCCTCCTAAAACAATACCACCAACTGCCCAGTAATCAGGTAAATCCCATGCTGTTGTAACTGGAGTATTATTATTGTGTTGCAATGATTGGGAAGTATTACTCCATTCAGATGTAATTAATCCGTATGTATTTAATGGCAATGTTTCTATATAATCACTAAATCCCCTAATAGCATTATATAATAAGAATCTTGGCTGAATTCCACCACGTTGCATTAATCCTTCACCAACAGCATAGTTATAACCACCATTATAATAACCATCAAATGCATAAATTACATCAGTCTGAGTCCAACTTAATTGACTAAATACTATATAAACATTGCCTAAATCTTGCCAACTTTCTATACGTACATTAAGAACATCATCTACACCATCAAAAATTATCCCATTAGTTGAACTATACGACGGGTAATTATCAGAAGTAGCAGTACTACCATCGGTTGCATAAGGAATTAATTCACGACCATGCGATATATCTGTCCATTTTGAAACCTTACCATCTACTAATGTCACTCCTAATTCATATTCTAACCAAACTTCTGTATGACCATCGTGTAATTCAGGTATTCCATACAAAGGTTCAATTTTTTCAATCGTAGTTTGCCTACGAAACTCTACTGTGCCACTCATATTATTATATTATATTATATGCATTCTCCCAATCAGTATTTTCAGTACCACCGAAACCCGTTGGGGTTAACGCTTTATCAATTACATAAGAATAACCACGAACACCCTTACGCCATATAGCAATGCCATCACTATAATACATATACTGTTGATCTGTATGTATAACCACTACTGATACAGATCCCTTAAATAATGGTGCGCTAATTACTATAGACATAATTAAAAATTATAATAAGCAAACATGGGTATGCTAATACCACTTGCCTCCAACGGATTTATTAATACAGTACATGTAACCCAAGGACCATTTGGACTTGTAAATACAGGTGGATCATAAGAAGATCCAGTATTATATTGCCTAGATGCAATTGAACAACCAACACCTTCGGTACTATTACAAATTGAAGTCCTTAAATCACTGAAACCTGTTGGAGCAGCTGTAGCAACCAAATCATTGTCTATACCACCAAATACAAACCATAAATAATCATTAGCACCATATGTTGGAGCAAGTGATGGCGGATTCATATTAGTAGAAGAACCTGAAGCAGATGAACTTACCCTAATTGGATTGCCCATTAGATAATTATTAATTGTAAGTGATATATACGATGACATTTGACTATAATCAGTTGTTATTTGCAAAGCATCTGTACTGTCGCCAGCTGCTATCTTCCAATATAAACCTATTGTTAAATTAGCCGTAGATGTCTCAACTGCTTCGGTCCAATCGTCCCCACTAATAGCAGTATCTATAAACAATTTTACATTACCATCAACAGCTATAAATACTATTATTAAATTACCAATTTGAATACCAGATGGCATTATAATCGAATGATCTGTAGTATTTGTAGAATTACTACCAGCAGTTGCGTTTTGTATAATTGGAAATGACATATTAATTTACTATTATATGAGGCAAAGTGACAATACCAACGCCTGTATCCAAGGCCCCTGGTAAACCACCTGGTTTTATACGAACAGTTACAGATGAAATACCATTACTACTTTGGTCAGTATTAGTCCACCAATCCTGTTCAACTGCCGACATATTTAATAACCTATGAGTTGTAGCTACACCAGCTCCATAACGATCATTCCCATTGAATGGTTCATGAATAAAACCAGTCCATGTTGAAGGAGGGGCTAGATTTTCAGTACGATATACATAACTTACTGCAGAAATATATAATCTTTCATCATTATTCAACGGAAACTCTTGATATCCGGCAAGAGGAAAATTTCCTCGATATATATCACTAAGGTAAGACATATTAAAATCTGCAGCAGAATACATACCATGACCAGATATCCTATATACTATCCAATTTGTTATAGAACCATTACCGAGAAATATAGTTATATAATCATTATTATTTCCATATGCTTTTGCATAAAAACAAGTTAAGTTTTGATAACCCAATCGATCTTGTATATTAGGAGTCATATGAAAATTGGCAGAAGAATTTTTACCAGATGTAGGAGCACCTTGACCACTAGCTATAAATCCCAATATAAATTCATTCATTTGAATATTACTTGGCAATGTAATTGGAATACTAGTTTGGCTACTATTAGTATTACCTCCTTGGGAATAACCTTCAATTACAGGATACGCCATAACTTATTTATTTTATGTACAAATATATATTGAGGTTGAAACACCACTGGTTGAACTTGACCAACTATGCCCATTTGCATTACTAAAATATAAGAAACCTAATACTGGAGCAGTTATTGATAAACCTGCAGTATTACCCATAACAGTTATATTACCAGAACTACTAACGCCAGTACCCATGTATGGATGAGTATGAGTTGCGCCAGCATTAAAGGAAGCAGTTATAGTACTTTGATTATTAGTATTACTACTAACACCAAAGCTAACACCATTGGCATCAGAAAAGTACATACTACCAACATTGTTGGCAACTGAGCCAGTTAATGACCCATTTGTAGCTAAACCAAAGGTTAGACCATTGGAATTTACAAACCTAACTGTACCGCTAGTATGAATGTAAGTACCAGACCCTTGTACTGCTATACCACCACCTGATGCTGGAGGAGGAGATGAGAGAGATAAAGTTAAACCATTGCTACGACTCGACGCAGTAGCACTAAGATTTGTGAGTGCCAATGAAACATTACCATGGCTATGATTTGATAACGCTGCTGTAGTGAGGTAATTGGGAACACTTAATGTTAAACCATTGCTAGCAGACGTAGCTGATATATTGATACCAGATACATTACCATGTGTATGAGATACGTCATATGTACCACTACCACCGCCTACTGGAGCACTACCATATACGTATGTACTATTATTATTAACACTCGAAGACCAAGTTATATTACCACTATTATTAGCAAAAAGTAAACTACCTGTCCTAGTAACATAATTGGGTACACTTAGACTAATACCTGCTGTATTTGCAGAACCACGAATATTAGAACCTGTAACACTACTTGTAGAAAATACTGTGCCGGCATATTCACCACTCATCGTACCACCTATAACAGAACCAGTAACTGTAGTACTAGAACCAGATGTGCTAACCCCAAATGATATACCTTGACCGTCTGAGAAATATAAATTACCAGCGTTATTAGCAACTGATGCTGTCATCCTATTGCTAGCCAGACCAAAAGATATGCCGTTTGAATTAGCAAATTGTATTGTCCCAGTATTTTGAGTATATGTACCAGAGCCTTGCAATGCAGCCCCACCGCCACCACCGCCTGCTGTATTAACAGAAGCAGTTATAGTTGTAGAATTACCGCTTGTAGCACTACCCCAAGTAACACCATTGGCATCATTAAAATATATACTGCCTAATAAACTACTATTAATACCAGCTTCTACAGATGCTGTAACGCTAGTAGTATAACCATTAACAGCACTACCCCATGAAACACCATGAGAATCAATAAACCTTAATGAGCGTTCCTGTATATCTGCCACTGATAAGTTTAAATATTGGCGAGCACCTAAAGCAGACGTACCAATGGTTACATTAGTACCTGCCAATACAACAGTACCTGTACTAAAAAGCCGGTTGTCTATAGTATTGCCTATTACAACACCACCGTGTCCCCAGCCAATCCTATATTGATCTTTATAGGGTACTATTATATTATGTAGGGAGCCTATGCTAGAAGCATCACCAAGTATAATTAGAGCCATTTGTTACTAATCTTTCTATTACAGCCAATTGTTCTAAAATGCTTTCATCATGACCGATGTAAGCAGCAGATTCCATTGCATCTATCATACCCATTGTAAATATGGCATCTAGTACTTCTTTAGTATTACATAAACCGCATATGTATGATTCTGGAATCCGCCTTAATATTTCATATGCAGCGTTAACAACTCTACCGTCAAATAATATATCATACTCCTTAATAGATTCTGTTACATTGATTGTATAAATAAAGTGATAAACACCGTCCATAAATTCATCTTCTGCAGTACCTATTGGTACAGAATTAATCATAAAATGACTGGGATTTAATTCAAAGGTTAAATCACTTTGAATAACAAATGGACCAAATAATGCATATAAATCTATAGTGTCATATGTAACAGACTTTTTAGACGAGTTCATATAACTTACGCCTAATGTTAAACTGGTAATATCACTTACTGCAATATTACCATTGTCACTACCATAATCATTTGTATTGTCTACTATAACCAATACTTTGTTATCGTTCCTTACCCCTAAGGATAAACTTGTTGTTAATGCCATATATTAAGAAAAATAGGGGGCCAGGGTTGGGCTGACCCCCAATTAAATTAAGTATTAAACTACATATTCAATATAAACATCAATCTTACCAGCGGTAAAATCAGTGTCGTCACTTAAAGTAACAGTAATAGCAGTTCTAGCAGTCGTAACAATATAAGCAGCTGCAACGAGACCTGCAAATTCAGCAGCGGTATCACCATCAGCAGCGTTAGCTCCAAGTGTCGGACAGCCAGGAAGTAATGTAAATGCTTTATTGGTAATAGCATTAAGAGCTGAACCAGCTGCAGCAGCCATAAGCCCTGCATTGGTAGTAGCATATCCTATTGATAAAGTTGTAGATTCATCAGCGCCATCATCAAAAGCTGTACGAACAATACCATATCCACCAGTTATAATTGCACCAGCTGGTACATAACCAATAGTATAAGTAGTATTATCTGTGCCACCATTAACAGCGACATCATAAGTACACTTTAATACTCTTTTATTTAAAAATTCATTTGCGTTTGCCATAATTCTATATATTTAAAGAGTTAATTAAAGAGCTGCTATATTCGGGAAACCAGCCGGAGTTGAGGCCATCCAAGGATTGAGCTGTGAAAGCACAAATGCTTGTTGACCATCGCCATTGGCATTATTAGTGAAAGCAATAATAGTTTTCACTTGAGTAGTTTCAAGATACAAATTATTGGGAGTTTTGTAAGGAATCTCATGTTCTATAATCACAAGATTATAAGTCAGAGAAGTACTTGTATGAAAATCAGGAAGTATAACAGGGAATTCACGCCTATTATATACTCCTTCGTAACCCCAAGCGTCTTTTTCAAGATCTCTCATAAGTTCCCAAGTACCTACTCCACGAGAAGCGTTGGTCTCAATTGCAAAGTCATAAGCTTCTTGTTCACGACCATTGGAATCAACATAGTTAAAATACGGCTCAAATAAAACCATATCAAACTCATCAATATCACTTAAACCAGTCGTACAACCAGCCATAGCTTTAGCACTTAGTTTAAAATTATCAGTACCAGCAGTATATGTGGCAGTGACCCTAGTATTAGGATCTGCATTAATAACAGCTGCAACAGCTGCACCAAAAGTATCAACAGCAGCAGCATCTGCGGCAGTAGCTGTATAACGCCACTCCTGTTTAAACATACCAGGATGTTCATAGAGGTCTTTATAGACGCAACGAAGAACATACTGTCTGCCAGCAGTAGGAGCTGTCAAAGTAACATCCCATTCCTGTTCTGCTTTTGCAGCATATGCTTTACCGCTAAAATTACGAACATAACCAGATATAATCGGATCTGAAAGCTTAATTTTACGAGCAGTTACAGCTGTGCCACTTTCTGGAGATAATGTGAATGTTTTAGTAGTACCAATAGCAATATAAATCCTATCAGTATCAGCTATAGTAGCACCAGGTGTAAGCACATTAAATGCTTTATCAAGTACCACGATTTCACCATCCCCTAAAGCATCGGCATCTGTCGTAGTCATAAGAAGAGATAAAATCTCATTACCAGTTATATTGGCGTTACGAGCAGTATCTTTACCTATGAAAACCTTAAAGGGTTTTGTAATCATTTTTGTTATTTATTAAAGTTAGTATTACTCCATTTCAGCTACCTTAGTAGGGTAGGTCTGAATTCTTGGAGATTCAATATTCTCTATTGCAATATTAACAGCTAACCTTACAAGTTCAGGATGCACATGATTTGGAAAATCAGGAGATTCTGTAGTTAATAATGTTGCAAAGGAAGTAGGAGTTTTTAGATAACGAATTGTATAATTTAATACGCTATACGTACCATCTGTTATTAATTCAATATAATCTGACTTTACTAACCTAAGCGGACTAGCTGTATTATAATGCAACCTATGAGGAGAAAGGGGATCATGTACTTGTGCGACATAAGTATTAGAAGCACATTCTGTTATAGGTTGTATCTTATTAACAGATATACCTGTTAACCTATCTGTATATGTTATAGTACACTCTTCGCCTACTAAAAACATATAAGGATCAGTTACAGGAAGATCTGTTAAATCTACAATATAACAGTTTGGTTTTTCTGATACTTTAGGTCCTGTATAGGGAGGAGTTACAATATCATCGTCAAAAGCCGCTGATAGTGTATCCTCCACTACTAAGTACCTTAAATCATCAATTCTCTTTTGTGTTTGTTCAAAAGAAGTGCCAGCTGGATTATTACCACTATACCTACTTTTTATAAACTGATCTTGAGCCCTATCAAAAAAATAGTCAATCTCAGCTGATAAAAAAGCAGGATATTGTAATGATTCAACCTTATCAAGTTCAATCTTAAATGCAATATGCATTTCTGATTTAGTCATTTGCTACTTCTCTTTTTGGTTTTGTTTTTGGTCTTGGAGCTTCGTCCTGAGTACGTGATTCCTCAACATCTTCTTTTGAAGCCTCGCCTGTTACATAGTAATCTTTTGTTTCACAAGCGTTCATTACCGCTAAACGTATATCTTGATTATTAGGTGACATGAGAAAATTAACAGCATCTTCAAGACTATTGCCTATAATCTCTGAACCATATTTATAAATGTTTTTATTCCTACGAATAATATTTTTAGATATAGCAATTTCAATTAAGGCTTCTATTTCACGAGATTTGTTATTAACCCACCTATCCATAAATTTATTAGGATTGGCTTCTACAAAAGTATAAAGCCTATTTTCTGCAACTTCAGAGGACATGCTTTCTGCATTATAACCAAAGAGCCTAAGTGCTTTACGTATTTCTGTAGGAGTTAATTTATCAAATTCCTTAATAGCATCTCTTTTAATTCTGTTGAAACTATTCTCAACTTTTGCTTCTTCGTCCCTATTTATTAATACAAAGTCAGCTGTTGCCTTTTGCTCTAAAAGAGAATTTTTAACACGTTTATGACCTTTGCAAAATAAGTATTTTAGTTCATCAAGAGGATCGTCTGTATCTAATATAATATCATTTACAGAAGTACGAATCCTAAAGTTAACCCAAAATGGGTTTGTAGAAGACCTAGATAAATCAAGACCGAGTAATGAACCAAGTCTTTTTTCATCTTCCATTGTAAGACCAGTGTACATAGCACCTGATCTTGTTAAATAAGGTCCTAGATCATCGAAACAATTTTTGTATTTCAATATACCTGACCATTTGTTCCAGCCTATGGGGCGCAATATAACTTGCATAGTTATAGATATTTAAAGTTAAACATAAGAATGTTAGGGGTGATTACTCATCACCCCACATCACATCCAGTATTATTCAGCGTCGCAATATAATTCGCCAGACGTTGTAGGATCAGCAAGCATTACGCCGAACTCTGAGAGGAAGTGTACTGAGTACCCGTCCTTAGCATTCGAACGAAGAGTGCTGATTGATTTAGCGTGTCCTGAACCAGGAGCCACTGAACCAGCTGTATGCCATACAACAAGCTCACGATCTTTACGGACTATCTTACGTAAGTTAGCCTCACCATCACGCATGCTAGTATCAACGATAAGGATGCGATATGATTCAAGAGGTTTACCACTTACAGGATGAAGTTTGCGGTTATGAATAACGTCATCAAGGATAGGCAGATGCTTAAGAGTAAGTGTAATACCATTAAGACCTTTGTATGTAACAAATTGCCCACCAAGAGTCAGTTGCTGACCTGAACCAGTAATAAAGAATGAATGATCCATCAGGGTATAACCTGAAGCTTTATCACGAAGTACACGGTCAAATTCACGAAGACCCATTTCACCTGACAGCCCAACAAAGTTGCGCTCACCAAAACCTTTAATATTATATGAAAGGTCTGATAAGAAACTATCAAGAATTTCTAATGTCAGAGTTGTATATGCACGCCTGTTCGCAGGAGCAATTTGCTCAAGGAAACCAGCACCAATACGAACCGGACGACCATTAGTACCCTTAAGGGCAACAGTGCCATCGGTAGCAGCGTTATATTTCATATAGACCATAAGTCTATCGAGACGCTCATACCACTGACGCCAAGCTGTCCACTCTTGATATACAGACCAGTATTTTGTTTCTTTCTTTGTCTGAGGATCCCTCATAGAGACCACCATAACAGTAGAGAAAGCATCGCCACTAATATCGTACGAAGCACGAGTTGTAGTAAGCTGGTTGCGAAGTTTGAACGGAGTCTGAGCATTAAAGATGTCAGCCTCGTCGCTCCACTCTTCGTAAGCAGATGCTAAGCGGCTAACCCTTGCACCAGGAAGTAAAAGTGAAGGCGGAACGAACGATTCCTCTTTCCCATCTGTACATGTTAATGTATAGACATAATCGTTACCATCCATATAAGGCTCGCCAATTACACGTGCCTGGAATCTGTTGTCATCAAATTCTACAAGAGCACCTGGGCCAAACCATTTTTCGGCGACCCAAATCTGGAATGTAGAACCTGCAAGACCAGGATATACACCAAGGGTGGATGAAGTAATTTCAGCACCATTGTATACAGCACGTTTAATAACGATTGCCTTATCGTGCTCAATCATAACGTCCCATTCAAAGACAGAGTTCTCGATCACTGTAGTACGGCCCATGCCGCCAGTGATATAGTCAAGAACACTACCCTGATCGAAACGACCGAATATCGTTGAGATGATACCAGGCATTTTATGCGGAGCAGTAAGGAGTAACCTTGAAAGTTCTGCTTCATCTTTTAAATCTGAGGTCCACTTGGTTTTGTAGATCTGCAAATTGTTAAGAAGATTGTCAATCATTGTTTATTAAAATTTAGTTATTAACTCTATCGCAAGGAGAGCTTAAGAAGAGGTTCTGAAGTTCCATCAAAACTCGTATTGCCCCCAGCACTACGCTTGTTTTTACCTGCTTTAAACTTTTTGCGAATATCTTCTATTGCCTTTTTTTCGCCTTGCTTTTTATTTTCTGAAATTATCTTATCAGCATACTTCATAAAATATGCTGTCTCAATTAAATTACCAATTCTTTTTTTAGGATCTTGATAATCTTTTTGCATTGCAGTCAAACCAGTCCTATCTGTTTTAAACATATAGTCCAAAAGTTCACGTCTGTCTGACTCCGTTAAAGGAATACCACGAACGTCTTTCAACTGCCCTACTGTATTATATACAGTTTCCACGAAATCATGTTTCGCTTTTTCTTCATCAAGGGCTAATTTTTCTTGTTCCGCTAATAGCTTTTTTGCCTTTTTTTCCCTGAATTCTTTTACCAATTCTAGGGCTTCTTCGGCTTCATCTTGAAGAACACCAGCGTCTTCATAACGCTCTATAGCACGTGTAATCTTCTCTTCTTTATAACCCTGATTAAGCATATGTTCCCTAAGAACAGCCTTCTGATCCCTATCAACAGCAATGTCAATATTGTCTAAATCTAAAGTATTACTATAGATCTCTGAGAAGTATGTTTTAAGATCACCGCCTTCAGTGACGTACTTATTTAATTTTTCTAACTCTTCATTTGCAAAAGTAGGAATAGAATTCTCCCTTACTACCTGTATAAGTAAATCAACAACACCATCTAATGTTTTGATCTCCATATCCTCTGGTATCTCTATGCCTAATTTGTCCGCTAAGTCTGATGCAAAATAAGCACTAACGTCTCCTTCATACTGACTCAAATCCTCACCATCATCATCGAGGTCATCGTCATCATCGCCGGTTTTACCAGATTTTGAATCATCATCGCCATCATCGCTGTCACTATCGGGCTCCTGTATATCACTTTCATCATCGTCATTGTCACCTGTAAAATCAGGTTCTGGAGTATCATCATCGTCCCTTGGTTTAGCAATGGGTTCACCGCTACCATCGTCACGATATATCAATGACGAGAGCGCATCAAATCCTTGAAATAAGTCTTTCTTATCTACCTTATCTTCAGCCATAATAATTATTTTTTATTACTTGTTGGTTTTTTACGAGCTTGTATTTTACGAATACTAAGCTCCTTCTCTTTCTGTTGTTCAGCTACCTTGTTTTTACGCTCAGTTTCACGTTGAGCACGCTCTTTAAGCATAGCATCTCTACGAACTTTTTCTTCTTCTAATTTTAAACGCTGACGTTCTAAAGACTCCTGAAACGAATTATCTTCAGGTTCTATAGTTTCTTCAGCTTTCATAGCAGCAACTTGTAGAGCAGTCTCAGCCTTACGAATACTATCTTCTTCCTTAACCCTAAGGTCTTCAAGTCTAAGATTATAATCGTCATCTTGTTTCTGCTGTGCTATTGCAAGCTCTTGTTCAGCCATCATAGCCTCTTGCTCCTGTTGTGCTTGAATCATTTGCATCCTGCGCTCTTCAATATCCTGTAACTTCATTTTGATCATACTCATATTATCAGCAGTAAGTATTTCTGCAGCATCAAGTATTGTAGCACCATTTTGCATTGCAGGTTGTAGGAGAGTCTTCAATGCATCGATATTCATGGAATCCTTTGTCGAATCTGTAACAAATATATCGAGGTCTGCATATATAAAATCGTCTGATATGTCAATAAATGTGCGAGCACCGTCTGATAAAACAAATTGTATTTTCTCTTTGTCAGTATTACTAAACTGATGCTGTGCAACATTAATTAACATATTATACACCCTGCGTTTCGCTTGATTATGTAAATGAAATAAAGGTTCTGTTATATGAGATGATTGTTGGACAGCACGTTCAACATTACCAACTAACTCCCTATTATGAATAGAACCTTCACGTTGTTTTGTAATACCTACGACCTCACCAATCATTACTTCAATTTTTTCTAACAATTGAATGTAACTCTCTATGGTTTGTATAGTAGATAAATTTTGGGCTGAGATCTGGTTGAAAGGAGCCATCCTACCACCTTCCCTACCTGGAACATCCCAACCTTCTTCGTATGGGTTAATAAAATTAACACCTAATGCACTAAGATAGTGTAGCCATTTGTCTATATCAATGCCATACTTTTTAGGTATTTGTGTGATGTCCATATTAAGTATAGCACCTTTATCTTTAGCAATAGCCAACTCAATCCTATACCATATTACCATATACATATATTGTAGAGGCTTCATCACTTCTACAAGTGATTTACCATATGCATTTGTAGCATTGTACACAACCCCTGTATAAGGTAACCTTGAATCATACATGGTTTCAAGCGACCTATGTTGATATGGTATAGGCCTGGCTTTATACATATTCTCACCAATCTTGTAGCCTTCCCATATTTCGTCTACCCACACCCATTCGATTTTATCGTCTGGCATAGCCATATATGTTTCGTCTACAACTACTGTCTCTGTAGTACCATCTTCAAGGTCAATGTCTAAAAAGCCAATCTTTGTGTAGGAACGCCAGGTAACATGATGACAATATAACTCTTCGTTAGCAGCTGGTTTATTACCAGGACCCATAAACCTATTAGCTAAGTTCTCAGACCAACGAATACCAGCTTCACCAACACTGCCCAACCTACTTGAAGAGCTAGCAGAACCACCTTGGCTAATTTCAGCTAATAAATCGTCAAGGTCTTTTTCGTCTAATAAGTCCCGTAACCTATCATATAAAGCATATGGGGACATATAGAAAGACCTACGAAACCAGTTCTTTTGGTCTATAAAATCTGTAGTAGCGTCTATATCAAAATCACAGTCCCTTGGATCAACTCTTTCAACTACAGGTTCACCATTTATAGTACCTGTATAATAAATCTCCATCCTTGCACATAAAGCGTCATACCAACCTTTTATAAATTCATTTTTTGTATTTAGACGCTCTTTTAAATATTTAAGTAAATTATAAGCAGCCTCTTCAGCAGTAGTCTTATAATTATATTTCATATATTTTTGAACATCTTGTAGTGTAATAGGAAACTCTTCGCCACGTATCATAGCATTTAATACCTGCATTAACCTGGCTTTATACTCCTCTTGTACAGTAGAAATAACATCATAATTAGTTTGTACAACATGAAAGTCATCAGGTCGTTTTGACTCTTCGCCCACAAGCAAGTCTATCTTTGGCCTAATAATATTATAGTCCTGTATATTTGCAGGAAATGTATCGCCTACATCATACGGATCTGTGACATATTTAAAGTCGTTCCTATCAAACTCAGAATCATATAGGCCATACGAAATGTCCATTCGTTTATACCTATTATGCATACTATCTTCACCACCAACACCAACTCGCCCAATATAATAATCTATAGTATCCTGCTTCCAGGATTCATTCTTTTGAGAGAATGGTATCTTTTGGTTTGGTAAACCTTTTGCACTAGTTTGCGACATGATAATTAGGAATTTTATTTAAAAATAATGGTTTTTTAAAAAGGCATAAGTCAATCTTTTCTTCCTCAGACACCTTTTTAATTTTAACATGGTCCAACTCCACATTATATATTAAAGCCAACCCAAATGATATAACTCTGTCAAAGTTACCTTTTACAGGATCATATGCTATTAATTCTTCTAATAATGGTTCGGATAATAATTTTGTAAGGTTCTTCCTACCAGGTTCATATTCGTCTAACAACCAATCCCTAATGAGTGTCTCCATCCATTGTTTAATTGGTTTGTTCATGTGAGTACCCTTACCCCTTACAACAGTTAAATCTTTGATGACGTCTTTTAATTTTGAAGGCTGGTCTGCTAAAAGATATTCACAATGTTTATTTGTAAAATATGTAAACAAACCCTTTTTCTCATTTTCATATAACAATGTTGCACCGTAATACATAGCTAACATCCTAACCGTTTCATAGAATGTTTCTGCCCTGTCAGGGCGACCTGTATATTCTGCAACAGGTACATCATACCAAGATTCAAATGTTTGTACACGTTTATATATAAAAACAGAACCGAGTGAGTCTGTACTAGAAGTGTCGTGATCATATGGATCGCACCCCCCTATATATAAACCCCATGGTGGATCCTCTATAGGATGCTCCCATATAACAACTGCGCCTGCCTTACTTTCATTAGCTTGTAGCCTATACCTTGTTAAGTCTTTTAATTTTGGATTCTGTTCAAATTTAACTTTACCATTTGAGTCAAAATATAACGAACCAACTTGTTTTAAACCCCTTATAGATTCAGAGTTCCTAATAGTAGCTAAATGCCTAATAAGGTCCTTCTTAGGAAACATATTAGTACTAATATTAAGTGTAGCCTCTGCAGGAGTTAATGGTTGCTCACATATATGACGGTCTATGGCAGCACGGTCTGATGCATGAGCGACAACCTTTTCACGCTCTGCTAATATAAAATGAGTAGCTTGGTCATAATCAGTATTACCATCAGAGTCCATAAACTTCTCTATATTAGATGATTGTGGTACAAAGAAACCACATGCTGTGTCTTGTTCGCCTTCGTCCCATATGTTCCTTAATGGTAAACAGTTATATGCTTCGGGCTCATAAAATAGGTCTTTTAAGCCTGTATAATCGGCTTCTTCAGTACCCCCCGTATTATGTGTTATAATTCCATTTGCGATATAAGTATGCGTGCCAGAAGCTACTAAATTATAAACCTTTTTATCCCCAATCTCCTCTACTTTTACAACTCTTTCAAATCTTATACCATGTATATAAGAAGATAATAATGGTTTTCTATCAGATAAAATTCTTTTATATTCCTCTAATCTTTCTTTTTTATGCTTAGGGAGAAGAGTTATGTTTTCTGCAAAAATTAACATACTTTTTATATCCCCTACTTCCAGTCTATAGTAATCGTTTTTATCTTTTTTATTTTTCCTACTTGGTTTTATAGTCCTAATTGAACCATGAATACCCAACTTATTTAATAGAAATAAAACTTGTTCTAATAGAGCAAAACAAGAAGATGTTAATATGATTTTTGCATTTGTACTACCATTGGGTTTTGATATATAACCATCTGTATCATATAAACCACCCAATAATTCACAAATATCTTCTTTTGTACAATAAAATGCCAAATCTGGGAGCCGCTTATTATTTTTTACTTGACCATATATACCCAACTCCCTTAATATCCAACAAATTCCTTTAACCCTAGTCTCTCGATAAAGTTTATTATCTTTTGTAATATAATGTTTTTCTATTTTTGTCTGAAAATGCTTGTCTATATATTCATTTATTTCTGGTTCGCAATTACTTAACCTGGGAGTTTTATCAAAACCATAAGTACCATCTCCTATCAACCAACCTATAAACCTAGGATTCCACATTTCTTTTTCCCCAAATATAGGAACTTCTTCTATTACACCAACTTGATCGCCTACCTTAAAATCCTGTAATTGTTTCCACTTCCAGGTTTTCATATGTTCATTGTAAAATCGCCTCCCAGGAACTCGCCTAGTAAGAGTTTTATGACTGTACACTATGGGGTGATCGTAGCTAGCTTCTAAACTCCTACCAGTATTTGTAGTTAACCTTAAACACCTAGTAATATAAGGCTCCCTAAAATGCTCAATGTCCTGTTTTTCAACAGAATATGTATTATAACCCAATACACCATCATTGGGTTTTATATCTTCTATATTAATAGGAAGCCCATCATTGATTATTACTTTTGTTCCTTCGCACACACAACCAAAAGCAATCATAACCCCGAATGCTTCGCCGTCATGCTCCACTGAAGGACGAGCGATTTGCCACGCTGTTTTAAGATTTGGGAACTTGCCCGCTTCCTCGAACAATATAAGTTTACCACGTTTACCCCTAGCTTTCTGCGGATCATTCTTTAATGATATACCTATGATTTCAGATTTATAACCTTGCTCAACTGGTACACCATTTATATTTTCTATAAATGAAGCACGCTTATGTATAGAACTATTCTTAACTTGCCTACGCTTATACCAACCTGTATTATTGTCTATAAAGTCCATCATATCCCAGGCCTTAGTTAATAAGCCGTCTTTTGTTAAGAATTCACTTTCTGCAGCAATAGCATATGATACAGACTCCCTAAACATATAATAGTTACGTACTAGCATTGATGCGCCCTTAAAAGAATAGCCCTTACCCCTAGCTTTAATAACAGCCAAATGTTTACCATGAGTTTCAGCAAGCTCTATAGCATCATAATAAGCGCGGTCATAGTCCCAAAAATATGGGAATGACTCAACACGTTCACGACGCTTGCGCTTACGACCATTACCAATGTCTACCGTAACGTCCTTTACAACAATAATCCTAGTATAGTTTAAATAAAAGTAGAAGTAACCTGACACCCAATCACCATCGGGTGCAGTATACCCATACTGACATTTGGTCATTTCGTCAGTCCAATACTTTATATACTCGCTTGTACCAGGTGGTGCAAATGTGTATACACCATGCTTTTCAAAAAATATAGCGGGCTGCCTAAACTTGTCAGAATTAACTGTTTTCTTTAATGGTAACTCAAACATAACACCTTTAATGGTAACTCAAACATACTACCTTTCAAACATACCTATAGAACCACCACCGCGTATAGAACCTTTCTCAAGTTGCTCACGTTCAACCTTGTCCTTTAAAGACTCCAATGAGGAGACAATGTCCCCAATGTCTTTCATAACACTAGAAACCTCCTTTAATGTAAATATAGGTTTACCATTATGGTCAACCTTATTAAAGTCTACATTATTAAAATAGTCTGTCATTTTGTCACAAGTGTCCATTGCAGATTGTAGGAGCCTGGATATTGGTGTGCTCTGAAGCTCCTTATACTTGGCTATTGCAGCCTTTATAGCAGCGTCAGGTTGCCATTTTTTAGACTTAAAACAGTCTTGACGTACACGAGACTCACGGTCTATAGAGGCATACGCCATATAAGGAGACCTAAAATCATGTAGGAATACCACATAGGATATTTCATTTACAGCTTGCTCCTTAGACTTGGTCTTGTCACGGTCCCACAGAGCCCTAAACTCTGGCACCCAAAGCATAGTAGGGTTCATTACTACCTTGCCTTGTTGAATATCGAATAACTTCATGCCTGATATACATAAAAAAATAAGGGGATGTTTACACCCCCTTTGGATATTGTTTTAAAACTAGGCCTTTCTCGTATATTTCGTCTATATAACGTATCCCCTTACCTGAGAAGTGTTTCTTCAACACTGATTGATAGTCAGGTAGTGTGTCAACATTATAACCATATGAGGCAACTATGTCCTTAAATGTGTCATAGTGCCTATATATATGTTGAAATTTACGTGTACGCTCCTTAGACCTATTAGGTTTAAGTGCAAACACCCCAAAGTAACGTATCCTTATGGGGCGCTCGTCATCATCACTTGACATTACTGCCTTAGCAAATTCTAAAGGGTGATAAACTATTTTCTTTACCACCCTGTCCTCTTTCATAGTAAGTAAGCCTATTGTATGAATTAGCTCATCTTGCCATTTTTGTTTAACTAATAGCATTATTACTCGTTGTTAACAGGCTTATTAAGGTCCAACACAAAATGAATATTAATTTTATTATCACTAGTTATAATAGGCTTCATAAGCTCGGGTATAATATACCTACCGTCAGGCAATATTTCAACTATACCTATAGATATAAACTTCTTTACAGCCCTAGTTAAATTAGCCTTACTAATATTAGCCTCCTTCATTATTAACCGCCTATTGTCTGTAGACATAATATTCTTAAGGTCGCCTGGTAATTTAGGCTGCCACGCTAACTCAATCTGCATTAATACACTAAAGACGTCGATCTCACGTGGCGTAAGTTGTAGGAGACCATTTAGGACAGTAATATATACCCTTGTAAAATTATTCCGCGTTACAAACTTCCGTAGATACATCACTTGGTTTTTTAACTAATGCAAGAGCAATTTTAGTACCACATTGCTTGCAGTCTAAAACTAACTCATTATGCTCCTCAGTAATGTCTGAAGAGCCTATGTGGATCTGCAGAGCATTCTCGGCCATTTCTGTAAGAACCTCCACAAACCCACATGAGCACCTTAATATTAATTGATAATCACCCATCTTTGCAAGTATTATCAGTAACCTCATTGTCACCGCTAATTGTAGTAACAAGGTTGGCTGTAACATATGCAAATAACTCACCTATGTATGATTCAACAGTTGCACGAGCTATACTAGCCCTAACTGACTTGTATGAATAATACCTACCTATGTCAGACTGATTGTCCTCCTTTGCATATGAAAACTCATATATATCATCTTGAGGTAAGTAGTAGAGCCAAGAACCTTTTTCAAGACCCATTACACCATCAACCAAGGTCTTAATTATTAACTTGTCTTTACTTAAAGTAAAGTCACCATTGTTTTTTAATTCGGCTTTAACCATAACTTAATTTATTAATCTAATATTAGTCAATTAACCCTGCTGACCTATCACGGTTCATAGCTTCCTCTATAGCCCCAGCCTTAAGGAGTGGCTTATTCGCACGTGATGCTGCAGAACGACGCGCAGTAATAGTGTTACGAATAACCATACTTAATATAGGATCCTTAATAGCAACACATGCGTCATGAGCAGTAAACACAACATTACCCGGTACAACGTCATATTTCGTACCATCAGCTGATATTAATGTACCTGGCTCTTCAATAACAGTTAAACGACCATACATATGTATACCATCGTCATGGTCTGATAATGTAGCAACTGTAAAGTCCTTAGTGTTTATGCATAAAAGGTCAATGCCAGCCCATTGTTTGTATATAATGTTTGTTGTTGCCATAACTACTTTGTTTGTTGCTTATTTACTTCAATAAAAAACATTTCAAGTGCTAAGCCAAAAGCCTTGTCCTTAATAATAAACGGTACCCCGTCATTAAGTATAACTACTACATCACCAGCCTTAACTTTAAGCCGCTGACCTTCATGAGTTACATTATCATGATATAGTATAGTACCGTCTTCACGTATAAGGTACATGGGCCTATACGCAACTTGATTTGACTCTTTAGTATGCAGATTAGTAACTTTATTGTCTGCCTTGGCCACCTTTATAAGCTCGTGACCGTTATTAATAAAATATAACATATTATTCACAATTTAATTAATATAACATTATTCTACGTCATTAACATACTCGCCCGCGTCATCATTATACTCACCAAAACCTATAGGTAAGTCATAGTCACCTTGTGTTAAATAACTACGACAACCTGTTATGGGCATAAACACCCCAAAGTCAGCACAAAGGTCTAACAAGTGAGCACGTAAGCCACAACTGGACTTACGCAAACATGGACCATGAGTACATAACGATATAGCATCGTCAATACCCTTTGAAGCATTGGCGTCATTTAACATAGCCATGCCGCCGATACGCATAACCCTATTGCTCGCCATGAGTGTATAATTTAACCTTAATGGGTTTAGTTAACATATTAGCTGACTTAATGCCAAAGAAACGTTTAACCTTAAGCCACCTAAGGTACCTGTGCCAACGCCTAACCAACACCTTAGTAATGTATATGTTCATCTCATTGCTGTACATAAGTAAAGCTGAGTCGTGTAAGGCGCTAAACTCGCCACACAAAGCCTTAACAGACTTTGTTAGGCGCCCAACTGTTTTGTGTATATCAGTAACTTGTTTTGCCGTAATAAACAATAATTAACACCTAATATACGTTATATGTGAGGTAAAGTTACACAAAAGGGCATAAAAAAAGCGCCTTTAACAGCGCTGTATAATGATGCTAAAACAATATATTAAGACATATAACATAAGTATAATTAACACTAATAACCCAACCCTTGACCAATCAATTAACTTAAACTTTTTGGGTAATAGCACTTGCCTTAGGTGAACTTATATTACTTATATACTTTATATTACTTATGTTACTTATGTTAACTTTTTTAACTTAATTAACTTTATTAACTTAAAAGATATAACTTTCCCTTTAATGGCAAGATTTATGCCATTTGCCTGTTTTAGTAGTTAAATGCCCTGGCCAGTGCTGACAGGCGCCCATTTCTGATGTTCCTGCCTACCCTACTTTTGCATTGATAAGTAACGCCCAGGCTTTTCATTGTAACTACCTTTCGGGCTTGTGGAGGACCTTCTTACTATGTCTTGTAATATCTCCCCCCAGTTCTCCCCAATCCTGTACGCAAGTCAACGTGGTCTTGGAGGTTCTTGCTCTTCAGCGTGAGCCCTTGAGGTAGCGGTTTGATTGTGCTTTTATAGGTTATACGTGTGGGTGTTTAAAAGGTTACATTAAATTGATTAAAATGTAAAACTTTTTTGATTGCGCTAATAGCTTTTCTGCCATAATTATTCATTAATTTTCCCTGCAATATCCATGAGCCATGCCCAGTACAGGTCTTTATATAAGTCAAATTTCTTGACACCCCTAAAGTCAACTAACACTTTATCCCCAACCTTATAACCCGACTTATCGTCTGCTGGGAGTGCCACCACATCCATAATCTGATAATAATATTTTACATCAACTTTACGTATTTCAGTAACCATTTCATCCTTCTGCGGGTCTTTACCTTCATTCTCAGATAAGTCTGTAAATCTTTGGGGTTGCTTATATGTTGCAAACTTATTACATTTAAGTATAACCCTATTTGTACTAGGGGTAAAATTAACCTCCCTAAACTTAAAATACTCTTTCATACCTTATTAATTATCAATATATATACCACCTAAGAGCTCTCTTTCTTCAGCTCTTGCTATCTCTAGTAAATCCTCATACCTACGCCTAACATATGGTCTGAGTAAATAGCCATCTTCATTGTCTTTTTCAATGGCTTCACTTAACTCTTTAATTTCCTCACGCAACCGAAGTAATGTTTTCATCATGTCGTCATTATTCATATTAAAAAGTGTTTTAGGGTTATACGCATCACATAACATAATGTTACAG